CGCTGAGATGCAACACAAACGAAGGAATTCTGGTATCCTATATTAGAGGACAAACAGTTTAAAACCTTTGTTCAAGAAAAATATCAAATAGGTTATGGGAACATATTGAATGACGAGACTAGAACAGACGATTCTGAAGAACTTAGTGTACAATGAGGATTTTACACGAAAAGTTTTACCATTTATACAATCAGAGTATTTTTCAGATTCAATAGAAAGAAAAGTATTTACTGAAATCAAAGAGTTTGTAAATCGTTATGAACAGGTGCCAACACATGAGGCACTTGTAATTAATTTTACAGAAAAGAAAGAACTTACAGAAGATGAAGTCTCAAAGTCTATTGAGCTTCTGAATGAAATCAAAACAACATCTGATGAAAAAGTAGATCAATCTTGGCTTACAGAACAAACAGAAAAGTTTTGTCAAGATAAAGCTATCTACAATGCAATCATGGATTCGGTTGCAATACTTGATGATAAAAGCACAAAGAGTTCTAAAGGTGAAATACCAAAACTATTAAGTGATGCACTTGGTGTTTCATTTGATACACATATTGGCCATGATTTCATGGACGATTACAAAGAACGATATGATTTTTATCACAAGGTTGAAAAGAGAACTAAGTTTGACCTTGACCTAATGAACAAGATTACAAAAGGTGGTCTGCCAGATAAAACTTTGAATGTATTGATGGCAGGCACGGGCGTTGGTAAAAGTTTGTTTATGTGCCACATGGCATCAGCCTGTTTATCTCAGGGTGATAATGTTTTGTATATCACTTTAGAAATGGCTGAAGAAAAGATTGCAGAAAGAATCGATGCTAACTTATTGAACATTAGTTTGAATGAACTTAGGTCTGTATCGAAAGATGATTATGAAAACAAGTTTCAAGTGTTGAGAGCTAAGACACAAGGTAAGTTAATCATCAAAGAATATCCAACCGCATCCGCATCTACATTACATTTCAGAGCCTTGTTAAGTGAACTGGCGATGAAGAAACAATTTAGACCTAATATTATATTTGTTGATTACATAAACATTTGTGCATCATCAAGAATACGACCAGGTGGTAATGTGAACTCATATACATACATCAAGTCTATTGCAGAAGAATTACGAGGTCTTGCTGTTGAGTTTGAATTACCAATTGTATCTGCTACACAAACAACAAGGTCTGGTTTTACAAACTCAGACCCAGGTCTTGAAGATGTTTCAGAATCATTTGGTTTACCTGCAACTGCTGACTTTATGTTTGCAATCATATCAAATGAAGAACTGAATCAGATTATGGTCAAACAACAAAAGAATCGTTACAATGATCCAAGTTACTACAAGAAGTTTATTCTTGGTGTTGATAGAGCCAAGATGAGACTGTATGATGTAGAGCAAGGTGGTCAAGATGACTTGTTAGACTCAGGTCAAGACGATAAACCAATTAATACATTTGGCACAAGAGAAAAGTTTGATGGATTTAAAGTATGAAAATAACTAGAGAACAAGCATTATACGGTGCAAAAGCTTTCTCAGATTACTTTGATCGTTTTGAAACGATTGCGGATTACATGAGAGATCAAAAGTTAAATGCTGTTGATGAAATGTCTTTTGGTTTACCAGGCATGGGACCGGAAATGGATTTGTTTGATAACTTTGATATGCACCCTGAAGATATGAATATTGAAGTTGTTGAAATGAATCAGAATATGTGGGACATTTACATTAAGATTATATCATCACATTCAAACATGACAAGTATTCCAGGTAAATCATTAAGACTTGGTGTATTAGAAAAGAATACAAACAAGTGGCTTGGTTTTGTTCGTATGGGTTCGCCAGTAATTAATATGAAACCAAGAAATGAGTTATTGAATTGTGTATTTACTCAAGATGAAAAAACAGCCAAGGCATTTAATCTTACATCTATCATGGGCTTTGTGATTGTGCCATCTCAACCATTTGGTTTCAACTATCTTGGTGGTAAACTACTCGCAGCTATTTGTTGTTCTCACCATGTTCGTGAGATGATGAACAAGAAATATCCAGGTATGAATGTATGTTTATTTGAAACGACCAGTTTGTATGGGTCATCAAAGTCTAGTTCACAATATGATGGCATGAAGCCATTTCTCAGATTCAAAGGTCTTACAGATTCTAATTTTCTACCTTTGATGCACGGCAAACCATATGAAGATTTAAGAGACTATATGGAGAAAGCTGTTGGTGAACCGATAGTACCAGAGGATGCCTCATCAAGAAAATTGAAACTATCAACTAAAATACAGGCTCTCATCAAGGCTGCCTTAGATGGGTCAGATTTAGATAGATTTAACAAGACAATCAACAATGCACTTCAATTGACTGAAAGGAAGCGATATTACGCATCCTCCTATGGTTTCTCCAACTTTGTTGATGTGGTAACTGGTAAAACCGATAAGTTGGTTCCAGACAAGGATAACCACGATAAACACTATTTGGAGAATGTAATTAAGTGGTGGGTCAAGAAAGCCTCAAACAGATATGTGTCTCTAAAAAGAGACAATCGAATCAGAAAAGAGTTAGAAGTATGGACAGGTGAAAAAGAGATTGACATTATTCGGTAATCGTGTTAGGATAAATACATAGTCGAGGAGAAAATATGTTAAACTTTAAATCTTATATAACAGAAAATAAAAAAAAGGCCAAAAAGTATAAACATCATAAAAAAGGTAGTTTTACCTTACATAGTGATGAAAAAGGTACACATCATTTGAAAAATGAATATGGTGAAATAACACACACTTTCACAAACATGACACCAGAAAAAGTAACTGATGAATTAAGGAGTAAACATGACATCCATACTTCTTGAAAAATCTGAATCGGAGATGAACACCCACAGGGGTGCTTACAATGAGTCAAGATTTGCTTACCATATGAATGGTGGAAAATACATTAACAAAGAACATAGAGATTTTGAAAAACACCACAAAACTGCTTTAGATAATCATCACCCACATGAAGCTAATCAACAAGATCATAGAGCAAAGGCACAAGTAAAATCATTCACGGATCATCATAAGAAAAAAGGTTATCACGGGGTAGATAAAGTTCATTTAACTATGAAACCAGGTGATATAGAAAAACATACTGGGATAAAAGCAACACAACAAGAAAATCCATCTGATGTTGTGGTAAAATTTAAAAGAAAACCCAAAACAGCAGAGCATCATTATGTGGGTGCTTCTTTAAAATCATCAAAATCTAAAAAGATTGGTTTTCATAATGGCGGTTTAGGAGCTATAGCTAAAAAACTTGGGGTTCATAAACATATTATGAAAATTGTCAAAGATAGACATGAACATTTGAAAAAACAGGAAAAATTACATTCGACCACTTCTACAGCCGCAAAACAAATAGCTGGTAAAAGAGGCACAGCCACACATAGGTCCGGGCCAAAATATGATAGAGCTATGAAACATACAGCTGAAACAAATACTATGATAAGAGATCATTTACATAAAGCTTATCAAAAGTTGCACCATGAACACTTAAAAAATCATCTGGTCAAAACTTTTTTAAAAGCCTCTCATAGTCATGCTCTACCATATGTTAAGACACACGGTCAAGGTGGTGGTTCTAAACCTGCTACAGCTCACACAGAAGACCCACATGATAGTGAGCACTATCATGCAATTAAAAAAGCCAAAAAGATAGAGATAAAAAAATCAGGTGGATCATTAATGTCTGTTCACGCAGATGGTAAAAAATTATTTCATATACAAATAAAACACAATAATGGCCCACTTACAAGTATGAAAGCTGTAGGTCAACCATAATATGGCCGAAACGGGTAAAGATACTAAATTTTTTGAGAGTGCTCAAGCACTATTTTGTGCCATGGCTGATAAACTAGGAGCTGCAAAAGCAAAAGATGTTTTGAACTATGAGAAATATCCAACTTATCAAGATTTCAAAGCGGGTAAATATAATGGTAGTTTCAAAATCTCAAAGCTAATAGAAGATTCTTTTG